TCAAATCATTAATATTGATATCGTAGTAGAGCAGTTATTCGCTAACTCTTCTACAACTACAATTGCTGTTGGAAATGCTACAGGGACTCCAACAAATATTGGAGCAGCTCATAACGTTTCGGCTACAGCAGTGGGACCATTAAAAATGTTACAAGCTTCAGCAGCAGCTTGGCACGACATTGGTACTAGTGACATCGAACTTTTTGGTATCGTTGTTGCTAACTCTGCAACTGCAGGGAAAGCAAGAATCGTTGTTACATACGCACAAAATAATAATTTAACTGCGTTTTAATAACTAATTTAGTGTGGGCTTCGGCCCACACATAATTTAAATAGGAGAAAATTAATGAGTACATATCCAGTAGATATAAAAGCAACAACAGCTTCAGGCATTGCAGTTCACGATGCAGGAGGTACAGCAGGACCTGGCAGAGCTTTAGGTCTTTATGTATCTAAAGAAGGTGGCCAAGCAGCGACTACGGTTAAGATAAAAGATAATACAACTGTGTTAGCTGAGTTTTTAATTCCAGCTACTAATACAACTAACGGTCCAGGCACAACTACATATATGCAGTTTCCAGGAACAGGTTTTAGAGCACAAACATCTTTGAAGTTTGAGATTGTAACAACAGCTACTTCTGTAACGTTACTACACGGCTAGGAGTTTAAATGGCTACTATAACTTACAAAGTAACCGTAGCAACGGGAACTAACAAATATGGATCCGGTAATAAATATTATATTAACGGCGAGGCTAACGTTGTTTTATATTTAGACGAAGGCAATACATACATATTTGATCAGTCTGATGGTACAAACAGTGGTCACCCTTTTAGATTTTCAACAACAGATAATGGAACTCATGGTGGTGGAACTGAATATACTACCGGAGTTACAACCTCAGGGGTGCCTGGAACAGATGGCAAAACTCAGATACAAGTTGCACCTGTAAAACAAACAGGAGCACCTGTATTATTTTATTACTGTACTGTTCACAGTGGCATGGGTAATGCTGCACAAACTATTTCACCAACTTCTGGCGTTACAGAATACAATCCACAAATAGATGATATTATTGAAGAAGCATACGCAAGAACTGGAGTATTAGGTACAAGAACAGGATATCAATTAAGATCAGCAAGAAGATCATTAAATATATTGTTTTCAGAATGGGGTAATAGAGGAGTTCACCTTTGGAAAATTAAATTAGCAAAAGTACCTTTGGTTGAAGGTCAAGCAGAATATAATTTTGCATCTGATTCTGAAAATTTTCCGCAAGACATTGACACAGTTTTAGAGGCTTATTATAGAAATAATTCTGATGCAACAGCGCCACAAGACATTGCATTAACTAAAATAGATAGATCACAATATTCACAAACTCCAAATAAATTAGCCAAAGGCACACCATCACAATATTATGTAGAGAGAAAATTAAATCCAAGTATATTTTTATATACAACACCAAGTTCTAGTGTATCAGATTCTACAACACCAAGTAACTTTCAGTTTTGTTTTTATTATTTAGCTAGAATACAAGATGCTGGTGCATATAATTTTACATCAGATGTAGTTAACAGATTTTATCCTTGCATGATGTCTGGTCTTGCATACTATTTAAGTATGAAAGTATCTCCAGAGAGAACACCAGAACTTGAAAGAATTTATGAAAGTGAAATGTTAAGAGCACTTGATGCAGATAATCAAGGAACATCTAGCTTTATTTCACCACAAACATTTTATGGAGATGGAGTATAATGGGTAAGTACGCGTCAGGAAAAAGATCATTAGCGATATCAGATAGATCTGGTATGGCATATCCATATACAGAAATGGTTAGAGAATGGAATGGTTCTTTAGTTCATAAATCAGAGTTTGAACCAAAACAACCACAACTTGAACCTAAACCAGCAGGTTCTGATCCACAAGCTTTATACAATCCAAGACCACAACCTGCATCTAAAACAAGTTTAATACTTTTAGATAACAATCCGTTTACAACGGTTAAGTATGGTGGGACAACTTATGTAAATGTTTTTTCAGAAGACCATCAAAGAGCTGCAGGATCAGTTGTAAGATTTAGAGGCGCACCTGTCGTAACTTCTACAGGACCAGCTGGTGCTGATCAAGCTGCACAAGTTGAGTTAAGAAACCTACAACAATTTTTAGATATTCCTACATTTGATAATGTAAGTGACTTAAATAGTGCAAGTGGATTTACAATTGCGTTAGGTCAAATAGATTCTTCTGGAGCTGTTACAGGTGCAACAACATCAGATCCTTTAACAGATCCAATAAATTATTTTTATATAACTAGCACTAGCACTGCTACATCAGGGGGTGTATCAGGTGGCGGAGAAAACTGTTCTGCTGGACCAGTAACATTAGAGGTAGTAAACGCATAATGGCATACACACTTACAAATTTACAAGACGATATTAAAAGTTACACAGAAGTTGGAAGTAACGTATTTACTTCTTCTGTTTTAAATACTTTAATTAAAAACGCAGAAAATAAAATTTATAGAGAAGTTGACTCTGATCAAGATAGACACTACGCGACCTCTAATTGTATTGTTGGAAATAGATATGTAACTATCCCTGCTGATTTAAGAATAATTAGATATGCTCAACTTAAAGACTCAGCTGGTAATCAATATTATTTAGAGCAGAGAGATACTAGTTTTATAGCAGAGTATTACTCTACGCCTGGAACTTCAGCTGTTGATATACCTAAATATTACGCTAACTGGGATGAGGACTTTTGGGTATTAGCACCAACACCTGATAAAACTTATGAAATTACACTAGCTTACAATAAGGAGCCAACTAGTCTGACTGATGCTTCTGTAAGTGCTACAGGCACTTATCTATCAAACAAATATCAAGATTTACTTTTATACGCTTGTTTAGTAAACGCATATGGGTACTTGAAAGGACCTGCAGATATGTTACAATACTACTCACAAGCTTATGAAAAAGCTTTACTATCGTATGCGATCGAACAACAAGGTCGAAGACGCCGAGACGAATATTCAGATGGGGTTATTCGTACCGTTTTAGAATCCAAAAATCCATCAAGCAATAAATAAGGAGATAATACATGGCAAACATAGTACCATTCAGTTTTAAAGGTGAACTAGCATCAGGAACGCATAATTTTAGTTCTGGTGGTGACTCTTTTAAAATAGCGTTGTACACATCTAATCCATACTCAACATCATCAACGGTTGCATTATTAGGAACAAGTAATAATGAAGTAAGTTCTGCAGGTAGTAGTAACTATCCAGCAGGAGGTAAAGCATTAACAAGTCAAACAGTTACAGCTACAACAGCTACGACTGCAATTGACTTTGCAGATACTACTTTTGCAAGTGCAACTTTTACAGCAGCATTTGCAGCTATTTATAATACAAGTGCTTCTGATAAATTAGTGGTGGTTTTAGATTTTGGTGGTAACAAGACAGCGACAAACGGAACTTTTACAATTTCGTATCCTGATCCTAGTACACCAAGTAATGCGATTATAAGTATAACATCATCTTAAGGAAATTAAATGGCGTTAGTAATAAACGATAGAGTAAAAGTAACAAGCACAACTACTGGTACAGGTGCAATAGCACTTGGAGCAGCAGTAACTGGTTTTGAAACTTTTGCACAAGGCATAGGAAACAGCAACACGACTTACTATTGTATCTTTAATCAAGGTACAAGTGAGTTTGAAGTTGGACTTGGAACATTAGATGGGTCAAGTGCAAATCTAACTAGAACTACAGTTATCTCCAGTTCTAATTCAGATTCAGCTGTTGATTTTTCTGCTGGAACTAAAGATGTATTTTGTACATTACCAGCTAGTAAATCAGTTTTTCTTGATGCAGATGGAACGCCGGTAGGAGCGGCAAGCGCAGGATTTGCAATTGCAATGGCAATAGCATTATAATAAAAGGAGTAATATGGCACAAAATTTTCGTAGATACACAAGCAACGCGGTAGGGACATCCCCTGCTACGATATTTACTGCTAATTCATTTGATACTGTTGTTGGAATATCACTCGCTAATGTTACAGGAAACACAATAAGTGTAGACTGTTATATTAATGATAGTTCTAACGACATTTATCTTGTGAAGAGTGCGCCAATACCTTCAGGCGGATCTTTACAGGTCTTAGATGGAGGAGCAAAATTTGTGGTAGAATCAGGAGACGCTTTAAAAGTAGTTTCTGACACTGCAAGTTCTTGTGATGTTTGGGTATCAGCGGTAGATGCAATTAGTTCGTAAGGAGTTATAAATGGGATATGTAGGCAGAACACCAACAGATATACCGCTAACAAGCGCAGACATTGCGCCTGGAGCAGTTGATACAGTTAATTTAGCTGCAGACGCAGTTACGTCTGCAAAAATTGCACCAGCTACTGTTGCGTCTAGTGATATTGCACCGGCTACTGTTGCAGCTAGTAACATAGCACCTGGAACTATTACAACTACACAGATCGCTCCAGCTACAGTCGCTGCCCCTAATATTGCTCCTGGCACAATTACAACAACTCAAATTTCACCAGCAGTTCCTTTAGGAGTTCCTGCTGTTACTTCTAACCCGCCAACACCAAGTTTAAGTGTTGGAGATATGTTTCTTAGAACAGATTTATCTGCACCAGGAAATTTAAAAGCATTTTTATCAGGACCTTTAACTTGGTCTACAGGTGGTGATATGCATAATGCACCAAATGGATATTCAAACACACAGGGATGTGGAACTCAAACTGATGCAACGACTTGCGGAGGATATAGAGGATCACCTTCACCATACTATTTAAGTACAACTCAATCTTATGATGGGTCTGCATGGTCAACAGGACCTGCTTATCCAACAGGAAATACTGTAGGAATTACATCATCAACAGGTGCACCTGGGTCTAATTGTTGGTTTGCAGGAGGATTAAATCCTGGTGGACCAGTTAGAACAGATACAAATGAATGGAATGGAACATCTCACGTTGCAAGTGGAGCATTACCAGCAGGAGAATATCTTGGTATGGGTCAAGGAACTATTCCAGATGGAAAGATTATAGGTGGAAGCACTCCATCTGCTTCAAGCACTGTTTATGATTATAATGGATCAACTTGGGCAACAGGAACAGCATTACCAACAGCTATTACTGAAGCAGGAGCTACGGCGGTAGGTCCTCCAACTAATTTTGCATTTGCTGGTGGTAGAAATGCTCCAAGTTCACCATATCCAGGTATAGGTTATGAATGGAATGGATCATCATGGTCAACTTTCCCAGCCGCACCAGCTCAACCATCAACACAACAAGGTAATGGAATAAATTTTGGGGCTGACGCAGATAGCTTTTATTTGACTGGTTATGAAATTCCCCCAGGATTTAATACAACAACAACTGTTCAAAAATATAATGGATCTTCATGGTCAACAGATACTGCAATTCCATCAGCAAGATACTCTATGGGTTCAGCAACGGCTGGAAATACAGCATCTTCAGGATCAGGACTAACTTATGGTGGATCAAATCCATCAACAAATAACCCAGGAGGCCAATCAAGAACAACTTTTGAGTGGTCTGATGGAAACGCTATCGTAGATTTAAATTAAGGAGGACATATGGCAAAAATATATTGTACAGCAACTAACACAGGCAAAGGTTTCATAACTCATGAAGAGCAAGAAAATGCTCAACCTTTAAAAGCATCGGGTTATCCTGGAAATGTATGGCAAGTTGAAGATAATGCAACAGGTCAAGCATGGAGAACTAAAGTCGGTGGAGTTCCTAAAACTTTGGAGGAAGCTCAAGCTATAGTTAATGCAGCAGTTACTTCTCAGCAAGAAGCTTGGGATGCATTACCTGATGATAGCTATGAAAAAGAACCGCCAAGGGAAAGACCACATAATATAACTATAACGGAATAAAATGACTATAGTAAAGATTAAACAAAGAGGCATAACAGCAGATGCGGTTACAACAAGTGAAATCGCTCCCGCTACAATTACGGCTGCAGATATAGCACCAGCAACTATTACTACAACTCAGATTGGTCCAGCAACCATAGCTCAATCTAATATATCTCCAGCAGTAACTCTAAGTGTGCCAGCTGTAACATCAGATCCTCCATCACCTAATGAAGGTGATGTTTGGTTAAGAACAGATTTAAAAATATTTAAATCCTATTTATTAGGTGCTGCCGCTTGGACAGCTGGAACTTCAATTCCTTATGGAGCTACAGGTTGGTCAGCTAATGGTACAAGCACAAACTCATTTTATGCTGTTAGTGGTTATGGTAGTCACCCTAGAACAGGTGGAGATAACGGAGCAAGAGGATATGATAATTTAGAATTTAACGGAACATCTTGGTCTAACGAAACAAATTTTCCTTACGCTAATTCTTCTTGTTGTGCAATAGGAACACAATCTGCAAGAGTTTCAGGCGGTGGTCACGGAAATCCTGGTGGACCAAATGCACCTTTAGGACCAAGTTATTCTGCGACTACAATTTCATATGAATGGGACGGAACAAGTTGGGCTGCCCCTGCTACTATGAATTATTATGCTTCAACTATTAGTAACAGACATGGTCATGGAACAATATCTACAGCTTTTTTACATGGTGGTTGGCATGCACCAGGAGGATCAGCAACAGCTAAATCACAAATTTATGATGGAACATCTTGGAGTACATCTCCTGATGGACCAACTGCAACACAATACGTGGCTTCAGCAGGACCACCTACAGCAATTTTACATTTTGGTGGAAGTTATGCACCAAGTGGCAAAGGAACAGTTGAATGGAATGGAAGTTCTTGGTCGGCAGAGCCAGCCATGAGCACAGGTAGACCAGAGGGAACAAAAATAGGAACAGCTAATGGTCCAACTAATACTGGTGTATTAGCTGTAGGGCCGGCTAATGGCACATCAGAATTGTACAATGGAACATCTTGGGCTGCTGATCAAAGTTATTCACCTCTACCAGCATTTCCTGGAAGCTTAGGTGGAGTAAGTGGCGGTGGAAATACGGGCGGAGGAAGTTCGACTGGACTATTAATTGGTGGTGGTAATCCCCCATACCCAGGATCAAGAGTTGCAGAATATACAGGAGCGGCGTTGGCTAGTTTATCATCGCCGGCGTTTAGTTAGGATAAGTTATGCCATATATTGGAAAAGGAGTTGCTACAGGGAATTTTGTAAAGCTAGATGCCATCACAGCATCAGCGACTGCAACTTATGCTTTAACTAATGGTGGTGTAGCATTTACCCCGGAATCAGTTAATCAGATGATAGTTTCGCTGAACGGCGTAATTCAAAATCCCGGTACTTCATTTTCTTTATCTGGATCTAACATAGTATTCTCAAGCACGTTATCTGGATCAGATAGTATAGATTTTATTTTAGTGTTTGGTTCAGTTTTAGACGTGGGGGTTCCTACTGACAACACAGTTTCATTAGCAAAATTAACAGCAACAGGAACTAAAAATAGCACAACATTTCTTAGAGGCGATAATACTTTTGCAGAACCGCTTCAAGCTATATCTTGGCAAGCTACAAAAACTGGCGACTTTACAGCAGTAGCAGGTGAAGGATATTTTGTTGATACAACATCAGGAGCTATTGCAGCAACATTACCTGGAACAGCAGCACGTGGTGATCAAGTTGCTTTTATTGATTACGCTGGAACTTTTGATACAAACAATTTAACAGTAAATAGAAACAGTCATAAAATACAAGGAGACGCTTCTAATCTTACTGTAGCAACAGAAAGAGCTGCCTTCATGTTAGTTTACATTGATGCTACACAAGGTTGGTTATTAACGGAGAATAATTAATTATGGATTATAAATACATGCACGCAAAAAGTTATGGAGGAAATTTTTTAAAACACGACGAAAGTGCACAATTTTTCAAACGTTGTTACACTGGAGACATCTGGGCAGTTGAAAATAATGAGGCTGGAAATAAATGGATGAGAAAAGTAAATGGTGTCCCTTTAACAAAACAACAAGCACAAACTATGATTGATGAAGAAGTTACAAAAGAACAACAAAAATGGGATGCAGAGATTGGACCTTTAGTGGCTCAAGCAGAGAATTCTGAACAAGAAGATGCAATAACTGTGCCAAATCCAAGACCTGTTGACATAACTTTACTTTAACACAATATGAGGGTAATATAAAAATATGACTACATACAAAGGCATCAAAGGTTTTTCAGTAAAATTTGTATCGGCAGATCCGCCGGTAGCTCAAGAGGGAGAAGTTTTTTATAATTCAACAACAGAAAAATTAAAAGTATTTACAGCTCAAGCTGGATCATCGTCTTGGGCATCAGGACCAGCTTTGGCAACAGCTGTAAATCAGGCTAGAGGCACGGGTACAGCAACAGGAGGTTTTATTTTTGGAGGTGGAACATCTGCACAACCTGGTGGTTCTAATCAAAGTCAAACTTGGAGCGGTTCTGCTTGGGCAAACGCGCCTACTATGCCTTATCAAGCGACAGCACTTTTTGGTAATAATGATTCAGGAGGAGCATCCTCTTCATTAGCAGCTGGAGGTAGAAACGGTCCAGGGTCAGGTGAAGGATTAACGAGCACTGCAAGTTGGAATGGATCTGCTTGGTCAAGTGAAGCTACAATGCCTGATGGAAGAAGATATGGTTTTTCTGCAGGAACTGGAGAAAATATAATTGCATCAGGTGGTTTAGCTGCTTCTCCCCCAACAGGTTTTCCAGGTGCTTCTAATACTTATAATGGAACAGCCTGGGCATCAGCACCAGCTTTAAACACAAACAGATCAAACGGCGGTAGTGGTGGAACTTTCCCATCAGGAATTGCATTTGCAGGATGTTCACCCCCTTATTGTGCTAGTATAAATACAACTGAAACTTGGAATGGAACTAGCTGGTCAACATCACCAGGAAATTTTCCAACAACATCTGCACCAAGTCCAGTTAGTTTTGCTGGAGCAGGCATGCCATCAGGAAACAACGGAATTTATGTTGATGGAACAGATGCTTTTAATTGGAATGGATCTAGTTGGTCAGCAGGAACTGCAAAAAGTGGTTCTAAAACTAGTGGATCACATTCAGGAACACCAACATCAGCATTCTATGCAGGAGGCTCTCCTGATACAACTGATGTAGAATTATGGACAACAACAGCCCCATCTATTGTAGCAAAAGACATATCATTAGACTAATCTTGACTTTTCTGTTATAACCTATAACTATAACCAATATACTGTGATGAAGAATGATACAAAAAAATTTGACGTTGTTAGCACAACTAAAGATGCTGCACAAAAAATAGACGTTTTATTAGAGAAAGAAGATCTAGAAACTTTTAAGTCGTTAATTCCAGAGTTAAAAGACGCTTGGACAAAAAAACAAATTTATAGAACTGAAACAGAAGCAGAGTTTTCAGTTTTAAATGATGCTCATTATCCAACACCAGCATCTAAATATTGGCAATGTGTCAGAGAGCAAGATGTTTATTTTAAAGAATTAATAGGTTTATCTTTCCAATATAGAGACAATGATTTGTATATTGAGGAACTAGAAGAAAAAATTAAAAACGAAACTAATAGAATTAAAAAAGCAAGATATCAAATTAGATTAGAAAAAAGATTATTTGATAAATCTAATTTTGAATTAACTGCAAAAGATAGAATTAGAGAATTAAAGATGTGGTCTGATTTAAAAAAGAAATATGATAATAACACTTTTGACAAAGAAAATGTAAACACACATCAAGCTTTAAGTTACAAGTATCAGTTTGAAAATAGAAAAAAATCTTTGAGTAAAGATTCTCCTTTCATAGATAAGATGAATGTTTATGGTCAACTCTCTACTCTTGAGAGAATGATTAAAGAAGACCCTAAACTCGAAAATTCTAAAAGAAATTCAGAAAAAAAAAAAATAAAATAAGGTCTTTTAAAGAAAGAATAATGGTGTGTAAAAAATGCGAAAATTATAATTATGGTTTTTGTAAAATATGTAATTGTTTTATGCCCTTAAAAGCAAGAGGAAAAAAACAGTCCTGTCCGATTGACAAATGGTAGCCAAATCATGTATACATGTGTTAACAGTTAATCTAATGCAAGGTGTAAATTAAAATGTCAAAGAAGAAAATAAATCCATTGATGCCAATGGATGAACACTTATCTAGTATATTAAGTGATGATGAAGTCAAAGATTTTAAATCTATGAAAAATGAATTACAAGATTCATGGGTTAAAAAACAAATGTTTAGAACAGAAACAGAAATGAGAATATCCGTTTTAAACGATCTTAAACATCCAACACCAGCTTCTAAGTATTGGCAAGCAGTAAGAGAACAGAATGTGTTTTTTGAACAAATGGTTTTTTTATCTTTTGATTTTAGAAAAAATGAAATCGAAATAAAGAAACTGGAAAGAGATATAGCAGAAGAAAAAGACGATTTAGAAAAAGAATTATTACTAATTAAGATGGATGAAAAATTATTTGCTAGAGCAGATATGTTGTTAACAGCTAAAGACAGAATGAGAGAGTTAAGATTATGGTCTAAACTTAAACATGAGATAGTTCGATCAGATCCTAACTTTGACAAAGAAAATGTTAATACACATCAACAAGACTCACTACCAAAAAGACTCTTTAAAACTTGGCAATTTTTTGATAAAGCTAATGATGCTGATGGGGCAAAAAATATTGCTGCTCAAATAATGACAGCTCAAAGATTAGCAAAAGAGGGTAAAATTAAAACAGACTTAGTAAAAGATAAAATAAAAGATGATAAAAACAATAAATAATTTTTTAAACGAAGAAGAATTAAGAGTAGCACATAACTATTGGTTAGTGAGAGAACCTTCATTAGAAGCGTGTGGACAATGTAATGATTCAGTTGCTGTATATGGTGATCCATTAAGTGAAACTTTTTTAAAAACTAAAAAGTCTTTAGTAGAAAAAGCTTTTGGTGAAGAACTATTACCTACATATTCTTTTTCAAGAATGTATTACAAAGGTGGAGAATTAAAAAGACATAGTGATAGACCTTCTTGTGAAGTGTCTGTTACTTTAAATATTTTTGCTGATAATACAAATTGGCCTATATGGTTTCATAAATTAGATATGTCTAAACCAACGGATCCAAACACGACAAACTACATGGAAGATCCAAATGCAAAACCAATGTCATTAATTACAAAACCAGGATCTGCTGCAGCATACGAAGGCTGTGCATACTCTCATTGGAGAGAACCTTATTCTGGAGAAAAATGTATGCAAGTATTTTTACATTACGTAAGAGCCAAAGGGAGATATACATCTTTTGCTATGGACGGAAGAAAATATTTTGGTCAACATAAGCAACAAGCTATTAAGAATGTGTGGGCACAATGATATTATTAGAACCTAGATGGAAATCATATATTGTTGCTACTAACGAAGCTATCTTTACACCAGAACAGTGTGATCATATTATTAGAATAGGACAGAGTATGCCTTCACAAGATGCAAAAGTTGGAACATCAACTAAAAAGAAAGAAACAGAAAGTCCAGACGTTGACAGCACCGGTGTTAATGATAGTAAAAAAAGAATTACAACTATTTCATGGTTACCTTTTAATAATCCAGAAACAGCACCTATGTATCAAAAGATTGAACAATGGGTTAAAAATATCAATATAAATCATTTTGGATTTGATGGTATTCAACTTACAGAAAACGCACAATACACAGAATATCCTGAAGGTGCATTTTATGAGTGGCATACTGATAATGACACTGATATGCGAGCACAACCTCCAGTAAGAAAAATATCTATGACTTGTTTGTTATCTGATGAAAACGATTTTGAAGGTGGCGATTTAGAAATGATAGATGATGCTGCAAGACCAAGAATGAAAAGAGGTCATGCTATATTTTTTGCAAGTTTTATAAGACACAGAGTTACCCCAGTCACTAAAGGCAATAGAAAATCACTAGTAATGTGGTTTGGTGGACCTCCTTTTAAATAAAATTAACTATTCTATCTTTATAAAAAATGGTATAAATCCCTATGAGTTTAGGATTTGACGCAATATCAGCATTACCTTTTGCTACATCAGGACCGGATAACGACGTTACGGTAAGTCTATCAGCCAATCAATTAACAGTTACGATTGGTAGTGTAGGTATTATAGCGGACGCTGTTACCCAAGATGCAGATCCAAACAGATTAACATTAGGCCTTGGTACTTTAAGTATTACAGGTGAGGCTAATTTTAGTGTTACAGCTAACCCATTAACATTAGGTATTGGTACAATCACAGTTACTGCTGATGCTAATGCCCCTGTCTCAGGAAACGCATTGACGTTAGCGACTGGAAATGTTACAGTAACGGGAGAAGCACTTGTAAGCCCTAATGGTTCACCATTAACTGTGGCTACAAATGACGTAGGTATAATAACATGGAACGAAATAGTTCCAGGAGCAAATATGGTTTGGACACCAATAGATCCAAGTTAAAATTATGGCATCAACATTTTCATCAGATTTAAAATTAGAGATAGTAGCAACAGGAGAAAAAGCTGGTCTTTGGGGTACTATCACAAATACTAACTTACAAATTTTAGAACAAAGCGCTAGTGGATATCAAAACATTGATATGGCTGGTGCAAGTGTAACTTTACTTTTATCAGATGGTGCAACATCAAATGGTAAAAACTTTTATTTAAAACTATCTGGAACTTTAGGTGGAGATAGAACTTTAACAATGCCATCAGGATCTGAAAGAGTTTGGATCATAAGTGATGAAACAGTCTC